TACACTAGCACTATCTAAACCTAAAAGATCTAATACTTGATTGATATTTCGAGCTACAGATACATCTTCTAATATACTAGTTTGTTTAGGTGTAAGACTAAATTTAGCACCAGCTCTAATTCTTTTTGGTTTACTAGGTATGGCATCTTCAACCATACGGTTTCTAATACTAGTATTAAATAAACCTCGTATAGTCTGACCGACTCTGTCTCTGTATATAGGCTTAACAGGTTTTTCCCTAACAAGATTTAAATAATCTTTTAGCGTGCCTGTTAGCTCACCATCTGTATACAAAGCATTCATTACATTGTTAGGTATAAACGTAGCCTTGCCAAAATCATCTTTTGTTCTTGGTAATCTAGCAAAGTCACTAGTAGCGTTATCTATCAAGTATTGCTTTATACGTGTTAAACCTTCACTGTCTTTCTTAGAGTAGTTACGTTTTTTATCATATATAGTTTCTGGATTTACACCAAACATTTTACCATATATTTCTGCAACAGCAACAGGTACGTTTTTAGTTTGACCAAACCTTGTAACCTCTTGACCTTCAAACGCTTTGTTAGTGGCGTCTGATATTTGTTTTTCAGCTTCAGCTTTATTCTTTACACCTAAGTTAGTTAACACCGTATCGCTAAACCTAGTTGTTTCAGTAGGTTTTCTTGGACCTTTAGCTTCTTCAGTAACTTCTACTGTAGCTTCTTCAGCTGCAACACCTCTAGCTTCTGTAACATCTTCTGTAAACTCTGTACCTACTACTTCTTCAGCTGCATCTATATATCTTTTAAAACCTGTTTTAGTAGAAAAACTTTTGTTTATAAAACCAGAAAGCGGAGGAACTTGTTCTCCAGCTTCAACTTTTTTATTGTAATCCATTATAACATCAAGCATTCCACGCTTACCTGTTAATATAGCATCTGTAACTAATTGCTCATCATAATCTGGTCTATTCTCAAAACGTCTAGCTAATCCTCTAGCTGTTGGTTTTAGCAAATTTAATATATCTTCGTAACCAGCTATACCTTGTTCTGCATATATTTGGTTTACTTTATCCGAGTCTTTAGGTGTTAATGAAGCCGCTGCTCTAATTTCTGCATCTTCAACTACTTCTGGTTTAGTTTCTTTTACTTGCTTACCCTCTTGTACTTGCTGTACGTCTGTAACGCTTAAAGTACCTTCTTTTAGTTTAGTACCTAATGTTGTAAGAAAATCTACAACATCTGTTTCACCTGTTAAATTAAAACTAGTTTTATTATCTGTAGCATTTTTAATAGAGTTATTTATACCAAAACTTAAAAAGCTTAGTAACCCTTTGTTTTGTTCAGCTTCTAAGTCTAACCTACCTGAAGATACTTCTTCTAAGAAATTAGTTAAAACTTCATCTGGATCTTGACCTTTTGTTCTACGTTTTATTCTTCTATAAGCAGATGGGTTTGACTTTTCAAGATAATTCATTACTGTCTTTGATAGACCGTCAAAGTCTTTAGGATTAGAACTTAATCCTTCTGTAAATAACGTATGGCCAATCTCATGTATATTTGTAGCAGTTTTACCATTTGCTATAGCATTTTCTTTTACTATAACTATATCATATGTATTTTTACCTGTTTCAGTATTGCGCAACGATAGGTTAACACCATTAGCAGAACCAGAGTTTACGTTTTTAGTAAACTGTGCCAGTTGTTTTTTAGCATCTTCTTCTGTAAGGCTACTGTTTGGGTCTGCAAGTCTAGCATCTAACATGTTACTAAATGCATCTATAGCTTCAGCTTTAGTTTCAGCTACAAAAGAATTTTGATCAACCCCAGCTTCGCTTAAAACTTGATTAGCTTTTAAGCTTTGTTCTATGTTAGCATCAAATGTATCTATCTGCCAAAGTTTTTCAGCTCGTTGCTTTAACTGTAAGTTTGTAAACTCTACACCTTCTTTTTCTAGCTCAACTTTAGCTCTGTCAATATATTTATTACGTTCAGCTTCAGGTAACAAGCCTATATTTATCTTGTAATCTTTTCTAAACTCATCTCTATCTAATTGCAATTCTTCAAACTTGGCGTGTAGTGCTGCTAATATAGGTTTTTTTTGTGCGTCGCTTAGCTCATTACTTTCAAGTATTTGTTTAGCCTTAGCTCTCAATAGCTCTTGCTTTGACGTTGCTCTTGCGTATAAATCAAAGCCTTCAGTAGTTAAATTAGCTACAACTTTTTCTTCTACTTGTTTTATTATTTCGTTGTTAGCATCGTTTAACTCTGCTACTTTTTGCTGTATTATTTTATATTCTGTAGTTCTTTTGTTTAGATCTAAACCTATCTCGTTTAACTCAACCATTTCATCTAGGTTCTTTCTATAACCTTCAAAGCTATTATAGTCAGATAAGTTTGACAAAACCATACCTTTAACAACAGGTACAGAATTTAAACCAGTACCTATAAACATACCATCAAAAGCACCTTGAGGTACATTGTCAAATATACTTACACCTTCTTTACCTCTAAGTATATCAATACCATTTTGCGCGAGTACAGTACCACCTTCTGAAAGAGGTTCAACAACAGCTCCATCAACACCAGCTCTTGTAAATTGTTTTGTAAAATGTTTCTTAAAACCTTCGTTAATTAAACTTCTTTTACCTATTAAATCAGCGGCATTAAATCCTCTTTTCAAAGCAAAAAACGTAGGTGCAAAACCTAATCCAACTTCAGCTACAGTGAAACCAGTAGCAACAGCTGCTTTGTAGTGCGTGGATAGTTTTGTTCCTAATAACTCTTCTTCTTTATCTAGCAACCTTCTTTGGTCGTCGTATGAGCTAGCACCAATACCTATCATACCTGGATATAAACCAGATGCTAGCATCGCAAATGTTGCGCTTTGCCCTACTGTTTGTTGTAAAGCATATTCACCAAAGTTTTCCCAACTATTAAAAGCATCATCAAAAGCAACATCGTCTTTGTACTTTTTTCTGTACATGTCCTCTGCTTTTTCAACAATGTCAGTAGTAAAATCTGTAATAGCGTATGCATTTATAGGCGACGTATTTCTTATTACGGTTTCTACAACATCTTCGTCTATACCAAACAGTTTGTTTAAAGCTATTTCGTAAGAGTCGGTAGCTATTCTAGTAACACCACCTGCTAACTTATAAGGTATAGAACCAAGTAAATTTCTAGCGTTAGTACCCATTTTCTGTAGCGTACTGTAATTCTTTTTCAAGAATTCTAATTCAACTTCAGCTTCGTTTAGCTCTACAGGTATTTCGTTTATTTCTTTTTCTAAACCAGCCAGTGTACTACTTACTTCTTGATTTTCTTTAACTAAATCTTTGTATAAATTAAAAGTTGCTTTTGGAACTTCTTTACCTGTAGACAACACAACTGTCTCAGCGTTTTCAATAGCATTTTTGTATTGATTTACAAGATTGTTATATGAATCAACACTAGCTTGTGTAGTTAAATTTTTTGGATCACCTAGTTCATTTATTTTTTGTAGGTATACATCAGCGTCTTTAGCGCTATTTAATCCACTTAAATCAAACTTATAATCAGGATCATCAAATCTAGCTGATATGTTTATTAAGTTTACACTATTAGGACTATCTTTATATTTGTTAAATATAGTTTGATACTGATCAGTTGCTCCTGTAAGTTTCTTATCTAACTTTATATACTCGTCAACTTTGTAAGGTACAAGTTTTTCTCTTTCTTCGTTTGGTATTGAATCCAAATACTCATTAGACTTTCTTTTTTTAACGTCGTACCTATACTTATCTTTTATATTTCTTTCAGCAAGCTTACGTATCTGCTGGTTAGTAGGATCTTCAACGCCATTTTCTACTAGCATATTTTTAGCGTCGAAAAGTTCTTGCTCATACGGCTGAACCATTCCCATTAAGTTACCTGCCTCATCGTAATCAGGTCTATATACTAAATCAAACTCTTCTACATACTCACCAGTCGTAGGGTTTTTCCAGCGAGGATCAAATACAGTGTTTATTAAATCTTCGTTTGTCTGTGGATCATATGGTTGTAGTTCTCTACCTATGCCTTTAGGTGTAAAATCTATAGGGTTATTTAAAAAATCATTATCAACTTGATTAAAAGCCATTGCTTCTTCATAATCTTGCTTAGACTCTAAATCTGGTTTTAGCTGACGATCTTCTAATTCTTTTTGTCTAGTCTGAGCTCTACCACTGCGCTTTGGTTGTGACACCAAAGAAGTATCTACCGAGTCTGACTCCGTACTCTCGGATGCTTGCTCCGGTTGCGGTGTTACAGTTGCATCCGTTTCCGCAACACCGTTTGTCTTTCCCTCTACAAAAGTAGCTTTACGTTCGTCTACTTTAGTTTGAATATCAGCTGTAGATAAACCTTGAGCTTGTAGTTCATCGACTAAAGCTTTCAATTCTGCAATTTGCTCTTCGTTCATATTATTTTATTTATTGACCAGGCATTGTTAACAAATCAATTCCTTTGTAATCCGCTGGTTCTGCTTGTATATCTTGTAGATAACTATTATCACCTGTATCTATAAACTTTAACAGATCTCTAAGTTTATCTTCAGTTAGGTTTTCAAATACATTTACAGATCTATCACCACCAGGTGTAGACTTTGTTAAAGTGCGGCCTTGCCTACCTCCAACTATAACTTCAGAACCAGAAACTCTAAATCCATATGGAGCTAATTGAACTTCCATATCACTTAAATTATATAAAGGTTTACCTTCTTCTTCAGGACCTACGGCTCTACTATCTATTTTAATTTCATCTATGTAAGAAACATCTACTGATTTACCATCACCATCATCTGTTTTAGCTAACGTATAATTACTATCATTGCCATCACGCAAATCTGAGTATGTAAAATCAGCTATAGCAGCTTCTAGTAAGGCTACAGATTCAGGATTAAATGCAGTGCCAGTATCTCCAAAAGACATATCTAATTTATAACCACCTGTTTCATCTTGTCTGTACTTAACGCCAAATTCTTTTTCTAAGTTTTTAACAATGGCAGGGTCTATATTAGCACCTTGGCCAAGTGTAGTGTTCCATAAACTAATAGCTTGATGAGGATATCTAGCGTAACTTCTTGTTTGTGCATTTATAAATACAGAAGTTGTACCTTCTATTTTACCTTGATTACGTGGTTTAAATTGATAATTATATTTACCGTCTTTAGTCGTACTTTGTTCTACTCCAAGAACGTAATCATCAGTATAATTCTTTGTTTTTTCATCTATAATACCAGACTCAACTAAGAATTTATTTCTAGAAGTAGCTAAGTCATCTATTTTACCACCATCAAAAGCAAACAATACTTTAGGATCTGCTACTATATAGTTATTATCTATTTCACCTTTTTCAAAAGCATTTGTTATCTGATCACTAGTATACATAGTTTTAAGTTTCCAGTTATCATTTTCATCAAAAAACCACTGCTCTCTAGGATTTCTAGTAGCTCCTATTCTAGCTGGCATAGCTAATTGATATTGCTTAGATAAACCTTCATTCATGTTAACTGTAGATACGCCATTAGGCATATTAACATTAGCATATCCATCTATATAATCAGCTGTAAAACCACTGTCTGCTTGTTTACCTGATTCCACAACTAATCCAAGATCGTTTATTTTACCGTCCCAAAAAGCATATTCTTTAGCAAAAGCAGCTTGTTCTTGTTTGCTTCTAGCAGACTTCATACCCATGTAAGCGTTTGCTTTTTTATCAATAGCAAATAAACCTACTTTATTTAAGCTAGGATTATTTACACCAACTTTTTCCATGTTGTCACTAAACTCATCGTAGGTATCTAAAACAAATTTAGCGTTTTCATCTAAGTATTTTTGTGTTTGCTGTACAGCTAGTGAATTGTTTTTAGAACGCTTAGCGATTTGCTGCGCAGTTATACGCCCCATTGTTTCAATAGCTTTAGCCCACGGGTTGCTAGAAGGAGTGTCTACTACAGTGGTAGGTTTTTCGTAAGCACCCCCTCTGCTGCCGTAATTTCTTGAAAATTGTGGTAACTTTGCCATATTTTTATTGATTATTGCGGCATTGCGCCAATACCAGCACTAGCTATATTTCCAACAGCGCCAATACCAGCTCCTATAACTTGAGCTTTTGATTGTCTAGCTGCCATTTCTTGTTGAGCTGCACCTGTTATTTGAGCTTGTTTTCTATTTAACTGCTCTGTTTCTCTACGTTCTTTTTCACCATACACAAACTCTTTACCAAGCACATCAGCTTGTTGCATACGTTGAGCTTCTGTCATTTCAGCACTTTGAACTCTTTCTGCTTCAGACATTTGTTTTTCTTGCAAGCGCTCTTCACCTCTCGCTATAAGCTCTTGGTTTTTAGCTTCTTGTGATTCTAGACTCGCTGAAATACCTCTTTTGCTTTGCAATGCCGCTTGAGCCAAAGCAGTAGCTCCACCAGCACTAGCACCTGTAGACGCTAATAAATCCAATGTATTAGCCAAAGCAATATCAGCTTCTTCAGCTTGAAACTCAGCTGCTTGCGTGGCTACGCCAACGTTTTCAAACGGATTTGAAAGCGTACCTGAATTATCTACTATCATACCTTCTAAAGAAACTACATCCTCGTAAGGATTTATAACTTCTTGTCTTGAATTTTCAAGTTCTCCAAGCTCGTCCATTAAACGGTTTTTATCGCTTCTAGCTCTACGCTCTGCTTTAGCTTGTTGCCCTGCAGCTACAGCAGTACCAATACCAGTAACAGCTGCACCAACAACCATCGCTGTTGCTATTCCCATAGTTAATTTATTTTTTTCATTAATTCGTGTGAAGGCTGTGGATCTTCTAACCAGCCTTTATTTCTCATAGATTTACGTATACCATTGCTTTTACCTACGAACAACATGTACTTAAATCCCATACCAATTGCTATTTTTTCTGCGTCATCAATTAGTTTGTCTATTATATGAGTTCTATCATTTTTATAATTAGGGTCTGATATAATAAATTCTAACCAACAACCTTTCGAGTTTGTTTTAAATATAAACCCAGCTATTACTGGTGTGTTATTTTCTTCAACAATTATACCGCCCGTACCGTTTTCTGGCAAAGCATCATTGTTTGGTATAGGCCATTTATGACCTTCCCACCAAGAGCATAACATGCTCCAGTCTTTTTCTGTAATGTTACGAGTTGTTAATTCCATATAATTTAATAGCTTGATTCTACATATTCAGAAGACACCGCGAACAATTCTCTAGGTACACCACCTACTCCTGAAGCGGTGTTTTCGAAAGTGGTAGCGTCTGTTTGTATAGTTACAGTAGAATAATAACCTTTTACACCTGAAATACTGTTACCAAACACTACTTCACCTTGTGTTGGTTGACTATTATTTATAATGTTAGCAAAATACTTACCTTCTTTCTTGGAAAATCCAGTGTAATAAGTTACACCACCTTCAATATAACTGCCTTCATCGTAACTATGTATAAGTGCCGCGGTGTCGTTTAACTCAAAAGATCTTGCGGCCTTAAACGACGTAACTTCCCAACCAGTTGAACCTTCATAGTTTACTGTTTTAAATACTTTAGAAGCGCTAGCGTTTGGATTAAATATAAACGTTATATTTGATGGTTGATATTGATCGTAAAAATTACCTCTATTGTCGTTAGTTTCATTTTGATAATTATGTTGATATATTTTACCAGTTTTTATCGTGTAAAATTTATTGTCAAGACTAAATGCTTGATCTGGATTATATGTAAATCTACTTGGCCAACCTAACACTTGTTCGTCAAAAGATAAAGTTTGATAATCAGTGTTTGGTTTTTGTAAACTTAAAACATACTGTTTAGAGTATATATCCCAACCACCTATAATAACCCCTTTTTGCGTCGGTGAATCTAACTGGCCAAACTGATCTCTAAAAAAATCAACCATACCATAATTAGATATTTCAGTTATACCGTCTTGAGACAATCTAAGAACAGCATTGCGATCTCTATCTGTAAAGTATTTTCTATAACCATACACAGCAAAGCTTCTAGGATCTCTACTTATACCATAGTTACCAGCATAAGCAACTATTTGACCTATAACTAAATTAAGCTGACTAACCGGTGTGCCTCCGCCTTCAGCTGTGTATATTGCATCTTTATCTATTAGCGCTCTATTGACTTTATTTTCCTGGAATATAATTAAGTTTGTATCTTCAGCATATAGCTTTTGTATGCTACCTAGCGCTGGATCTAATGACTTAGTTATATCTTCACCTACGCTAAATACGTTGGTATCATTAATACCTGTTCTAGAATTAAATATACCAGAATATATTAGTGATGATGTTCTAAAGCTAGCGTTTGGCGAGTCATCTACTAGATACGCTTTTACACCATAACCCATCTCCGTGCTATTAAAACCACCTTCTATACGTGATTCTTCTATAACCCAACTTTTACTAACATTAACTTCATTCCCACCTGGGTCAGTCACAGTCGTGTATATAGGAAAAGCTCCAGGTATATCTGTAGGCACACCCATAGAACCGTTCCACAGAGCTTCTGGTTTAAGAGGGGTTTCTCTATTTATTACTGTTTTTCTAAGTAAAAACGAATTATAAAATTTAACTTCTACTATAGCTGCCATGTTGTTTCCAATTTCATATTTTACTAGATACGATTAGGACGATCTGGTGGCCCACCGTCTAAATCTGGTAAATCACCTGAATCATCGCCTCCTGGGCCTGTACCTGTTCCACCGCCATCATCACTACTCCTACTACTACTAGATTGTTGTGTGTCTAAACAAGGTCCTAATATAGAAGCTAGTTTAGTACCGCTAGACCCGGTTGAAGTTGGATAAGCAAGTAAATATGTACCGTCTCTTGTTTGTTCTGGGTTGTTTCCGTCAGCTCTACGTATTCTAGTATAATAAGGATTTGATAACGTTCCGTTTTGAGGAACGTTATTCGACAGCTGAAATCTACCTGTTAAATTTGTATTATCCCATAAATCAAATATAGCGCCCTTAAAACCTGCTGCTCCACCTGTATCGTTTGGAGTAAATAAATATCTAGCAGAAGGTGATGCTGAATAAAACATAACACCACTAGGTTGAAACGTACCAGTTCCGCACGTGGGTGTTCCTTGAGCCCAGGAAGTTATTTCGTAAGCATATATATTAGATTGTTGCCCAATTGGTGTTGGTATTCTTAATTTGTTATCAATTAACGGAACATTAGCAAAGTCACCAATTTTGTATTCTACATTGTTTGAAAAATCTATTTCTTCACTACACACGGCTACACCTGTTCTATTTGGAGGAGTGCCAATTGCGTTAAAAGCTTTATAAGAATTATAAACATTTCCACTAGCTATTCTATATTCCCCAACGTCGTTTAAAACAAATATTCTAGAACAAGCTGGCGTAAGAAAAGGTGTTAGACCTGGTTCGTCGCCTTCCCTTCCAGGACCTGGAACTCCAGTAGAATCTAAGTTTGTAATACTTTTGTATAGTTGATTTTCATAAGTACCGCGATCATCTTCTGCATACATTCCAAATAAAACAGTAGAGCCTGTAGCATCTTTAAAAAACCTATATTCATTATCAAAAATACAAGGATTACCAAACACGTCTGTAGCTATACTCCATGTAGAAGAACCTACACCTCGATGTTCGATAGCAGCGTAAGTACCACCGCTTTCGTTTTGTTCGAACATTTGTATCGAAAAGTGCACGTAAAAAGTACTAGATGGAGCTGTAACTGGTTTTGCTTGACTAGCTCTAGCATAGTATCTACCATTATTAATATCACCAGCTGGACAAACTCTACCAGATACTTCATTACTATATGTTAATCCTGAAGTAGTGTAACCTTGTTGAAAACTTGACGGTATAACAGCTGTGCTATTTAAGTTAGCTAAACTGTCTACAAAAAAGTCTACACTACCATCTGCCATATTAATGTTTCTTCCTACGTTTTGAAAATGATCAACCATATTTGGTATACTTATTGTCGTAGTAATTGTTTCAGTTGAAGACATTCCTCCTTCATCTGTAACTGTTACGTCGTAAGTAATATAACCAAAGTTAGGTTCAGAAACAACAGAACCTTTTATAGGTTGAACAACAGTTACTTCACCATTGCTAGGTGTCTGAGAATATGTTTGTATACTAAGACCATAATTAGGATTGTTAGCCACGGGTGCTTGTTGACCATCTGGCACTACTACATTGGATATAGTAAACGTTAAATTTTCGTTTTGTCTAGAAGGATCAGCTGAACCATTAAAATTGTTAAATAAATCTACAATTTCAGTAGTTGTATAACTAACCGCACTTTGTGATGGTACAACTATGGAAGGCGCTACGTTTTGTAGCTCAGTAACTACACCTACATCTGGGAAAAGCTCGTTTTCAACTCCACCAACATTTACTTTAAATGAAAAATTATATCTGTTTCTAGCTGCATTAGTTGTACCTTCGTAATATAAATACTCATTATTGTCTAATCTAAGTTTAAACTCGCCAGGGCTAACCTCTATCAATTTAAACTTACTTACGCCTGGATCTTGAGGATCTCCGTTTAAATAAGTATTATTGTCATCTTTCACGATCATATCAACACTATCAGGTGCTATTTGAGAACCAGAAGCGTCTATAAAATAAAATGTATTACTACCGTTATTTATAAGTTCTGTAGGATTAGCGCTACCATTAGGCATGGCATCTTCAAAAGCTTCAAAATCAAAATCTACAATACCTACAGCCCCTGTAGTTCCTTCAGATATAGCTGTGTTTAAATCGCTAATTAACCCAGCGCTACTTGTTTCCCAAAATATATCAAGCCTAGAGACTGTAGGTGCTGTTTCTAATACAGCTAAAGTGTTTATTGGAGAGTATTCATTTTGATTGTTTTCCTCGTTAAAAACACCAAATTGAAAATCTGGATCTTGAGAAGTTACAAACTCTGCTATAAAAGGATTTGAATCAGATTTATAAAAAGAACTAAATGGACTTTTTACATCTGTTATAGGTACAACACTACTACCTTGTGTAAATTGCAACACATCAAACAAGTCAAATAAATCTTCAATAGCGTTTGTTGTAAACACTGATCTACCGGGGCTACCAAAGTTTGCTTGTGAGAATTGTTCGTTAGCAGTAGCAAATTCACTAGCCGTACTAGTAGCATTCATTACTCTACCAAAAAGTTTTACTGAACTTCTAAAAGTTTTATCTTGTGGTCCAACTTGAGTTAAATCTCTAGGTACTTTATTAATGTTGTCGTTTATTAATGATATAAAAGAAGTGTCTGGCTCTTTAGTAGCTGTTGAGCTAGGTGGAGCGGTTGTTGTGTAATCGAAAGGAACATCTTTCATAGCGCCTGCGGAGTACACGTTGTAATAGTCTTGTTCAACTTGTTTTACTACTATTTTATAACTATACCAACCAAGAGGATTATAGTTAGAGCTAGTTGAATCTCCATTGTACAAACCAGGCGTTCCTGTTGTAGCATTTTTATTATTAGGTATAAGATCGTTAAACTGTACCTTTAAAGAAGAACCTAACCAATCCCAAGCTTCTGATAAAGTACCATCATCTCTGTAGGCTAAGTAAGCTGTGTCAGCACCAAACCCGGTAGCTGAGGCCGCAGACGATGTGTTATTAGATAATATAACAGTTGATTGTCTACCAAACTTATCAGACAAAACAATACCAACTTGATAGTTTCTGTTTTCTTTTACATTGCTTGTTGGATATTCTACAGCACCTAAATTTGAATTTGCTGACGTTATTTCTGTTTTTTCATTAGCTAAAACTTGGTAATTTATACCTTCCGGTGGAGTGTGCTTGTCTTGAAAATTACCATATATAACTCTATTGCTAGCTATTTCTTGTGAAAACGCTTTAACAGGTACTTTGTCATAAACTCTAACAAGTTCAGACTCAGGTAGAGTTTTGTAAGGTTTTGTAGATAAATAAGTAAAAGTAAAGTATTTAGAATTTTGAGATACAGTTGGATCTGCTATTCTTGAAACTGGTATTGTTTCTACAACTTGAACAGCTAAAGCGTCTGATTCTTTATACAATATATCTAGTTCAGAAATTTTAAAATCACTTTCTAAACTACCACCAACGCTAGGTAATGGTATATGTAAATCTATCTTATTAACTTTATTTTCAGCAAAATCTACTACAGTACTAGAATAAGTTTGTTTTTCATCGTTTTTATTTTGCCCAAGATCAATGATAAAATAACCATCTTGCTTTGGTATAAAACACGCTTGAGTAAACGGTGCTAATATAGAATATTCTCCGTCTTCAAATTTAAACCTATAACTAAATCTTACAAATTTATCTTCTAAAAACTGCGGATCTCCAGCAAAATTTGCTTCCCTGTATGGATTATCTGTTGTGTTGTCTGGTAATTTTTCAGATACAACATCGTACATAGATGTTTCTATTTTGTAAAAAACAAGAACATCACCAGCACTTACTGTAACTGGTTTGTTAAACTGAAGAGTAGCTGGATCTGTAACTGGGTCACCAGGTATTACTTTAGTAAGAATAGCTCTATCTAAAAGTACATCAGGAGGTCCAAATATAGCAACAGCTCCATTTAGATTAGCATCTAAATCAGCTGGCGCTGGACCTGTCAACAACACTTTATTTTCATTAGTAACATTGTTTGCTACTGTAACTTGGTATGGAGTACCAGTATTTGGGTTAATTACTAATGTTCTGGTGTCAGGTTCACCTACTAATTCTGGCACAGACCACACCTCTATAGGATCGTACGGATTATATTTGGCTACAGATATTTGATCTTCTGTTTCGTAGTATGAACTACTGTTTATAGCTTCTCGTATGTTTATTTTTCTAGGTTGGTTTCTGTTATCAGTAAAAAATAATAAATTTTCTAAAACATTAACGCCTATAATAGGGAAGTCTTCGTGAAAATTTAAAAAAGCACCTTGAACTAATATATACAAAGGGGGTGAAGTATCAATTCCGCCACCTGAAGCATTACTATCCCACATTCCAATAAGATTAAAAGAGTTAGGATTGTACGCTGTAGAAGTTCCTGAAGTGTTAGTGGTAAGAAAAACATAAATTCTACTAGTATTTTGATCAGCGAAATAACCAACAGAAACAAAATTAATACCAATAAGGTCGTCAAAAGATGCAATAATTTGATTCCCTTGAGCGTTTTCTAACGCACCAACGTCTTCACCCTCTGATTTTATAACTTGAACGTTAACAGCATCGCGATATTCTCCACTTGGTACAAGTCTAGAGTCTAAGTCTTTATTCATCTTAGACTTTAGAAAAGCATTTTTAACTTCTGCCATTTAATTTTAGTGTTTTATCTGTTTAGATTTTCCACGCATCACTTGCACTATTTGATCTAGTTTAATATTAGATAAACGTATTTTTGCGTTTCTTAGTTGAGCACTAGCTTCTCTTTTGAGTCTTTGTATTATATACTCTGGTTGATTTATCCTACTAGCTAATATAGCGTGCTTTAAATAAGCATAGAGAGCTTCTTCAGCTAACTTAGGTATTCTGGTATCTAAATCAGTAGAAAGTCCGTCAGAGATGTATTCTATGACTACAATTTTATCTACTAGATTAGCTGAAAATGAAAATTTATTTTCTCTTTCGTTGATAGTGTAATAACCGCTAGAGTTAGCAAACTGTGGGTCTAAACCATAAAGCTGTCCATAACCAAACTCAGGCCAACCATAATAATATTCCCAGCCTAATATTGTGTCATCTATAAAATCAGGATTAGTTCTTTGTTTTAATATATTGTTTTCCCAACGATCTTCTGTTACTGAAGTGGTATCGATATTGTTATTAAATTGATCTTGAACTGGAACGCCTTTAGTATCTTGTAAAAATAAATCCGTTGGATTTGTTGTTAGCATATTACCAGGCATTATAACTCTTTTAACCCCTGAGTTATCTATCCAGTATAAATTAACATAGTTAACATAATCTTGAGGTATAGGTATACTAAGATTATGAGGCACGCTTACTTCTAGTTTATTTACACTTTTTAACGTATCATAACTAAATTCTTGCATAGCACGTTTAGCGTGAAATATAACGTCAGTTCGTTTAACACTAGGTATAAGTTTACCCGCGCCTACATAGGCAACTAAAAAGTTATTTATAACGTCGTTTAGTTTAGTGTAAGCATATGACCCATAGTTTTTTTCTACTTCATCACCGTAAGCTTTTTCTGGTGGTGTTGCTCCATATTCGCCACCATCTAGTTTTTTAAGTTGTACAACAAAATATGTTGTTGGACGTGATTGTTCTTTAACGTAATTAATTATAGTAACTGACGCACCTGGTCCCCACGCAGCATCACCATAGCCTTGACCACTCCATTCTATTCTAGTTACATTATTACCCTGATCAGTAACACTATTAACAAACGCCCAGCCGTTATTACCACCTAGACCAGGAGTCCAAGTAGCATCTGGCATAAGTAATAATGCTCCAAGCTCTACATCAGAAGTTAAAGAATCAGTTGCGACATCTACATATGTACTTCCTGGTGGAGAAGAAGAAAATCCAACGCTAGACGTAACAAGCCCAAGTGTAATTGTATCACCAGAAACTGTATACGCGTCAGTGTATTCTGTCCAACTACCAGGCGCAGCTGTTAAACTAGAATATAATTTAAAATTGTTTAAAGGATATTTTTCGTTAACGTCTAGCTTATAACCATAAAATTCTAAATCAGTATTAAATGTTGTTGGTAAAGTCCATGGCGTAGACGTAAGAAAATCTGTATAACTTGCACCTGATGGAACATTAAATCTAAAGCCCTGAGCGCCTTCGTAATATTGCCGATTGTTTTCTGTTATTAATGACATCTATTAACTTTTTGAGTTTGCTTCGCTCTGAGCTATTTCAGAAGACGCAGCTTGTATTATTTGGGGATCACGTATAACTATACCAGAGTATTGTAATATTCTAAGTGTTACATTAACTTGTTCTGATTGTTCTAATTCAAAACTTCTTGAATCAGTTGGGCTCCAAACATACTGACCAGCACCACCTGTAATAAAACCCCAAACGACATCAAGTGGTTTTCTAATAATAGAAGCCTCTATTGTACCTGCTCCAGTTTGTATATCTGTCGGTTTAACGTAAATTCTATTACCTTCGTACAGATAACAAGGAAAACTTTTAGTAGGTCTCGTGAGTGGTGATTGATCTATATTATAAAAATCATTGCGTTGAAGTCTTTGCAATTCTACTGGATATCCAGACGCAGGTGTGTACGTTATAGTACCTAATCTGTAAAAATACGCATCACCAGAAGCTAATGAAGGTTGTATAGAATATCTTATATTAAATGTAGAACTACCTACAGCTGAAGATGGTAGTTGCCAAAAACCTCCTGAAGTATTATAAGAGCAGTTACCTATAGCTTTAAAATAAGATATTTTTTCGTCTATATTCATTTGCCGATCCGTAAAATCGAAATCGGCTTGTGGCACACGTAGCTGTTGATTAAGATCATCAAAGTATTGTTCAAATATATCTAATTGAACTTGTGTAGCTGTTTTATTAAACTCATCAGGAGTTATATAACCCCGTTGTTCTTTGTTGAGTATTAGCAAAACGGTTTTATATACTGTATCTACGTTTATTGCCATTTATATTTTTTTTAAGTATAAGGGCCCGAGTGAACGAGCCCTATACTATTGTTACATGTTATTTTAGCTTTTTCTCGATAGACTTGAAGACTTCTACACCTTCATCTGTCTTAAAGAAAGCTGCCATAGCAGAATATGGATTTTCATCAAATGGTACATTCATGAGTTTTTTACCATTAGATGCCCATGAAAATGATCTTTGATCTTGAGATAAATTTATAATTTTAGCTTCAGTGGCTAATATCGCAAAGTTTCTAAGTTGAACATTTTCATCTTTAGCGAGATCAATAAATAAAGCTGGATTTTGTCTAGCAAAAATAAGCGCATCTCTTTTTAATTCTTTAGATGACATTTTGTTTACTTTACTTCCAACCTCAACTCGCATAATAGCTTCTAAATGTTCTATATCCATACTACGAGCAGCATTTAGTGCATCGATTTGTAATTCCATTACGTCAAGTTCATCAACCGCTTGAACAGCTGAATCAAACTCTCTATAACGTTTATTTTTATAAGGGTGATACAAAGATAATATTTTTTGTAACGCTTGCTTTTCTTTTGGCACAACTAAAGCGCCATCTTTAAAAAGTATAGTGCCTAGTGTAGCTTCACCTTTTTGCTCATCTACGAATGGTGAGTTTTGATTTGTAGCGTAACGTAGTTCTCTTTGTGTATTTGTTTCATTGTCATACCATAGTAGCGGAATTTTAGCGCTGTGTCTAGATGGTATTCTTAATGTTAACGGTTTATACTTACCTGATACAAGATATGTTCTATCTTTTATTTCCCAACCTTTTTCTAAAGTTGAGGCTTCTTTTGTTTTTGACATAATATAATATAATAAAATTTATAAAAAAGTAATAATTACCCCCGTCAATAAGACGAGGGTAAATACTACATAAAGTAATCTACTTAGTAAACAATACAAAGTTGTTAGCACCTTGTACACAAAGACATCTTTCAGATAGGAAGTTTACCTCCATCGCATCAAGATCACTTGTGAAAGCACCACCAACAGATCCAGTCAACCAAGACTTCATACGACGATCGTCAGTTTGTGACGCTCTGTATCGTACGTGCAAGAATGGACGACGGATGTTAGTACCAAGAATTTGATCGTATACAGTTGATGTACCAGCTGGAATTAATACTCCATCAATAGCGCTAACGCCATATCCTGGAGGAATTAGTCCGTCCTCGATACCACCTCTTGTAGAAGCATCGTTTAGATATTTCCAGTCAGTTTTGTAGAAGTCATAAGAACCTCTGCGGAAACCGCTGAATCCTAAATTCAATGCCATATCTTCTGAATTTTCGAAGATACCATAAGAAGTACCACCAGAGTAAGCAGCATTTACTGCAGCTAGCATATCATCAAAGCCTAGTGAAGTTTCGCGATTCAAGAAAAGCATATTTTCTTCAATAGCACCTTGTGTATCTAGGTTACGTAGAATATCATCAAACTCTCCTAACGCGTTTGCGGCTGCGTTAAAACCAGCTTCTACATTACCACGATCTTGAATAGCAGCAAATAAACCTTCTGTACCTTTAAATCCAGCTGTTTCAGCAGCAGAACCAGCACCAGCTTTTTCGCCTTCAATAACTGACATTTCTAAGTAATCTTCAAAACGTAGTCTTGTTTCAGACTCAGCTTTTAGATACCATAGATATCCAGATGTTCCGTCTTCTGTAGCAACTTCTACCCAACCAATCTGAGCTGTGTCAGAACCAGAAACTACATATTTGTTTCGGATAATGATTGGCGAGTTAGAAAACTGAGTGAATGAAGGATCAACACTTACATAACCGTCAGCTAAAGCAGCTGAAGTGTTATTAGGTGTAGACGAACCTTTAGCGTACTCAGAGCCATAGACAAACATTTTTATACCAGTAGCAGCAAGTGAGCTAGTGTCTGCAGCAGTATAAGGCGCTACAACAACATCACCTGAAGTTAAGTTAGATGATGTTACAACACCAGTAAGTTCTTCACCAACGCCGTCTAATAGTACAACTGTTTGATTTACAGAAATTACGTTTTTAACGTCTGCACCTACATTAATACCAATAGTACTAGTGGCACCGTTGTTAGTACATCCGTCATACGCAATATGTAAACGGTTTTGCTCAGACCAAATAACTTGGTCAGAAGTCATAGGCATTTCAGCACCTACCATACGCAAGAATCCAGAAAGCGTACGGTTTCCGTATCGCTCTACTTCTTGCTCATAAATCTCAGGTAGATACTGCTGCGCAAATGTATCAGAATCGCCAGCATTAGCACCTCCGTTAAATGAAAGGAAGTTCGTATCTAGCAATTGTTGTTTTTGACTTGGAACAATAGTCCCAAATAATGGATCAATAGCCATAATTAATTAATTTAGTTTTTTAATGTTATTTTTTTAACTTTAAGTTTTGAAGAATCAACACCACTAATAGCTTTAACTTTTAATCCATTAACAAATACTTCACCTTGTGCTGATTGTCTTGGCTCTGTCGAGATGTTTTTTGACTTAGCCATGACGTCTTTAACAGCGTCAGCTTTTCCTTGCTCATAAAAATGTTGAGCTAAAGTATCAGCATTACGAGCTGCATACAAAGCTTTGTGGTAACCTTTAGCATCAGATATTTCTCCTTTATCGTTTAAGAACGTCTTAACGAAGTTAGCAATATCCGTTTGTGCTTTAGCTACTGACTCAGGATTTTTAACACCATATCTAAACTTTTTGTCTCCAACCGAGAAATCAAAACCTTTGAAATCATTAGAAAAAAGTTCACTTGTAGTAGTGCTAAAATGTTCCTGTCTTTGTTTTACAACTTGTTGTTCTTCACTATATCGATTGAAAAAGTCAACTGCTTTTTGTTGCTCTTGGGTTACGCCCGGTCTCAACTTGATCTCGTCGTAGTATTTACCTTTTAAGTCTTCCAAAAAGTTTTTGGCTTTTCCAACTTCTTCTTTAAACGCAATTTTCTTTTTGCGTATTTCTTTTTCGTCGTCTAACTCTTCATCATAAATAAAGTCTTCTAGTAAAAGACTTACGTCGTCATGATCAAGATGCGGTCGTGTTTGTTTATAATATTCTCTTACCAATGTATTACTATCTACATTCGAGTAATCCGCATTAAGTCGCACGTAATCAGCGACTGTACCACCAGTTTCTTCCATAAAAGAAACTAACTTTTCAATATTTTCAGGTAACTGTTTTGTTGGTTCTGCCTGCTGTATCGGTTCTTTAGAAACTTCGACTGGCTCATTAACTTCTGTTTCATCAACTAAAGTTAAAGGTGTCTCTACCTCCTCTTCGGTTTTCCGTACTTCTTCAACCACTTCTTGGCTGTTGCTACTGTCTTCGGATCTTTCGACAATAACATCGCTATCATTTGTCTCTTGTGTTTGAATGGCATCTTGTTCTTTTATTTCAACTTTAGTTACTTCAGGTATTACTTCACCTTGAGCTTCTGCAGCTGTATTAGGTATTTCAACTTTAGTTACCTCTTCTGTTTTACCTAAGTTTTTAGGTTTGGATGGTTTTTTAACTTTAAACTCACCTTCTTGTTTTACTTCTTCTGACATAATATAATATAATTAAATAATTAAAAGTTTTTTTTAACGAGGTTCAAACTGCTCAAGTCCAAATCCTCCAAGCGCGTCATTACCAGATGATTCAAAATCTTTCGGTAGTTCGTCGTTTTGACGCTGTGAAATCATTTGAGATTGTTGCGTGCCTATAATTTTAGCACGTTTATCTTTACGATCTTCTATTTCTTTTTCACGAGTGACTTCGGCACTAACTTTAGCTTGTGCTAACTGCAGGTTATAACCAAACTCTTGCTCCATTAACATTTGTTTTATTTGAGCTTCGCGTTCTAATTTTTGTATTTCAAACTGAGACTTACCTTGTTCCAACTGTAGTTTAGTCTCTGTAAGAGCTTGTTGTTTTTGCACTTCTGCCAAAGCGGCTTGTTCAGAAGCTTGAGCGTTTGCTTGCGCTTGCGCTTGAATATTTGCTTGCTGAGCAGCAGCGGCTGCTTCAGCTCGCTCTTTTTGTTTTTGTTTAAGATACTGATTAGCTAATTTAATGTTTTTAATTTGTCTAATATCAATAGCATCTTCTAATCCTATTTGACCACCTTGTAAAGCAACTTGTATATTTTGTTCTAATCTTTGCTGCTCTTCTTCGTCTGGTTCTAACTCTAAAAATATACCAAACTCATGCATGTTTAGTTTTTCTATTTCTTGTAAAGAACCAACGTTATATTGATTTATACAACTTATTAAAGCGTTTTTAGTAAGCGGAAACTCTAACATATCTGCAGCACGTAAACTTATATTCTCTGCTGATCTAATAGTCAAATACATAAGAGACTGCAATATATGTTTTGTAGCAGTGTTTGAAGCAGCTGCAGCTAATTTTTGCAAACCTACTAAAGCATTTTTATCTGGCTGACTACCGTCACGAGCTTCGTTAAGTCCCGTCACGTCACGTATCATTTGTAAATAATACTGATACGTTTGTACTAACGCACCTATTTTAGCTTGACCATTAGATGTTTGTAACTCTTGAATTGGTACTCTACCAGGATTCATATCACCATCAACTGTCTTAGATCTACCAACTATACTACCAGTTTGGAAGTACATGTTTAAAGCTTCTTGAGGATTATAATTTGTACCATTACCTAGATCGACTTCAGATAATCCATCAACATCTACAAATACACCATCTGGTACCATGCGGGCTAATACTTGTTGTATTTTTAAATGAGTAAGCTGTATCATATCAGCAAACCCAACACACTTACTTACAACACTTTCTATTCTACCCTTGTATATTCGTGGGGCAGTTATAGCGTAGTTCATTTGAACTTTAGTTTGATCGCTATAAGGTCTTGTCATGTTTTCAGCAAGTTGCCATTTAAGCATTTTTTCTTGCCCAAGTATTTTAGCTCCACTATATAAAACTTCTATAGCTCTATGTACTCTTTCAAAGTTTTCATTTTCAGGTGGATTAAAATCACCTGGCTTTTCTAGTGCTTTTTCTAAACCCTGATCTGTTTGTTTAATTTTAAATACTTGATTGTTATATGTTTTGTATTCAAAATATAAAACTTGCACGTTGTTATAGTTATCATCTTGACCCCAATAATTTCTAGTGTAATTAGAGTCGCCTGGATATTTTTGTATTTCTTCTAACTCAGCGTCAGTTAAATATGGAAACTGCTTTTTAACTTCTTCTAAACTTACGCTTTTTACTTCACCTACATAATAAACATCTTCAAAATTAGGATCTTCTGTATATGAATATACTAAATTAGCAGGATCTACATAATCAACAGTAATACCATTTGCTAAATTAAAATCTGTTTTAACACAGCTTATACCTAACACAACTAAATCGTAAGCTAATCTTTTCTTTATCTCGTCGTATTTGTTATAATTAAATACATTTTCAATTAATTCTTCTTCAGCTATTTCAATAGATTGCTTATAGCTTAATTGCATGTAAAGTTCTAGCTCTTCTTCGTTTTGAGGTAAAGCGTCTGGGTTTATACTAGAATAAAAGTTTTGACCAGTTGCTTGGTTTAAAGATTCAATTTGCTCACGACTTTGCATATCTTTTATAGCGTCAAAAACGTATTGAGTTCTTTGTTTTAGAGCAAATGGATCACTAGCAAAAGATTTTATTTCGTAACCCTTATCTGTCATGCCATTTACAACAATATCTACAAACTTAGATAATACTGCAACTGGTTTCCAGTCTAAATTCAAATAAGACAAGTCACCATTAATTGATAACTCATCTTTGTATTTAGCCACAGATTGTTCGCCTCTAGCGTATAATCTTAACCTATGGAAATCTTGCCAGTTGTTACCAAAACGACCACCAGCGCCTAAGCCACGATCACCTCTAAACCATTCGTTTTCAATAGCTCTACCTACTTGGAAACCGTAATCCAAAGTATTCTTTTCTGCATCTGGTACCACCTGACTTGGAAAGGAACTATTTACATTAGTATAAACCATTTATTATATTATTTTTGAAATGTAACCTGTGTTATCATATTTTTTAAATGATATGTTAACTGGATCTCGTTGTTGTATGTTTACCGGTGTGTATTTGTTTTTATTACAAGCCATTATAGCTAAACCAGAACTAATTGTTGCATCAAATTTTGTTCTGTTGTTTATGTTAAACTTAGCCCAGTCTTCTAATGTTCTTTGAAAATACATATCACCATGTCCATTTTCATTCAAACCCACGTGGTTTTCTATATATGATTCTATAGCAGCAGCGTGAGCTTGCTTAATATCTTCACTTGAATTAGGTATACCACCTATTTCTCTTTCTGCAACAGACAGCTTATTGTATATTTTATCTGGTCTGTTCATTGAAAATTTTCTATAACCTCTACGCTTTAAATAATACAATAGTCGAGGTTTGTTATTCTCTGCGAGTATAGGCATGCCATAAAAATGCAATGCCATTAAAACATCTTCAAAGAATATTTCAGCTGTTGGAGGTCTTGATATATATTCTAAAAAAAACATATTATAAGGAGCTTGCTCCATACTGAATTTAGTTAAACCGTGTAATGATCCTTTTGAACCGCGTTTGTCTACAGTACCTGATATATCGTAACTGTCACAGCCAAAAGCCCCTACGTGATCATTACCTGGAAACTTCACTCCATTTTTTATTATTACACGATTTTGTAGATTTATAGGTGGAATCCATGAAACTAAAAATCTACCGTTATTGTCAGGTACGAAATTTACACTTGTATCTTTAATACCACCAGTCCACTGAAAATTACCTTGTGTAACTGATGTTTTGTTTTTCATATCTTCATTATGATCTATTTGCTCGTAAATCTTAGTTAGATTAAATAAAGATAACTTTGCTTCGTCCCTAAATGCATGTTTCTCTGTCCGAGGAAACTGACGATAATATTCGTTTAAACTATCCTGATCATTTCTAAGACCATCAACTTCATTTTCCCAGTGTTCTATAACACCTGTAGTAATTAAATCACCCTGCGCGTCTTTAACTGCGTCTTTTGGTGAGTCGAATACAGGTATGCCATAAGAATCGATGAATCCTTCGTAGTTCCATTCCATAGGTATGAACAAACTATATAATCCCGAGCTAGTCTGTCCATTGCGGTTTCTTTGTGTGACGTCTGAAGCATAGTATAATTTTTTAAAGTTATCACCTCCTTTGTCTAATGAGTTGCTTGTTGAACCCATCATACATTTACCAACAACTTTACTACCTAATCTTAATGTAGTTTTTGTAACTCGCCAGTTATTTAAAATGTTATCCGGACGCTCCCACTTACCTGATTCGTCATGGGCGAGAAGTTTGAGTTTCTCACCGTCATATGAGTTGTCACCCGTGTTTTTCCAGTCGATCGTTGTGTCGAGACCGTCAAGTTCCTCAGGTGTTTCGCCTTGGTCGAGTTTACGCCTTGTGAGTTTTGACGCTGGTACCCTGTAGGCGAGTTCCGTCTTTGGTCTGTCCATACCATCTTGTATGGGTTTGAAAAAGAACGGATAGTTGACTGACATGGGTACAACTTTGTCGGTAAACATTTTTTTAGCGTCAGCTCCTGATTTTGATAATATCCCAAAGCGTGAGTCGGAAGATATTGTTGCTTGATGCACAAGTTCTGATGATGCCATGAATGAAAAACCAGAGCGTCTGTTTTTGAGGTAGCACATACCATAACATCGCTGGTCGGCTTTACATGCTTCCCAGAATATAAAGAAAAGCCTATTTGACTCCCTGTAATCTGCGGCACCAACATCAATTTTGCTCCACTGCAAGAACATATAGTGAGAACCAGTAATGTAAGTAGCCACGCCTCTATTATAGAACCAATATCCTTCT